CGCCCAGATTGCCTGTGGCGGAGGCTGCGCCCCGATTGCCTGTGGCGGAGGCTGCGCCCAGATCGCCTGTGGCGGAGGCTGCGCCCAGATAGCCTGTGGCGGAGGCTGCGCCCCGATTGCCTGTGGCGGAGGCTGCGCCCTGATAGCCTGTGGCGGAGGCTGCGCCCTGATCGCCTGTGGCATGATTCTCTTTTTCGGCGTTTGCGCGCTTGATCGCATCGTCAAATCCGATTTGGTTCTTGATATATTCGATCTGCGCTTTCACGAGGCCGGGAACGCCAATCTCAGCTTTCAACGTCATTTTTTTCGCGACGATTTTGCTGTCATCCGGTTCACGCTCGTCAGTTACTTCTTCGGCATCTGCTTCAAAATATCGGCTTTCGTTCGGTGCATAGTGGTTCAGCACATCAATCGGTTGTTCGCACGCGTGCAGGCCAGCCTCGCAAAGATGCGGCTCTCCATCAAAAACGGCGGTTTCGCCGAGTTTGTATTGAAACCCGCGGCACTTCATATCCTTATTCGTGCCTTTATAAACTTTCATGTTGATCCTCCTGTTTCATCTTTCCCACCAGCCACAGCGGCGGGAATAAATAGCGATCTTCGTCCTCCGGCTCGTCCGGCTCATACTCCGGCTCCGGAATGCTCAAGTACAGATTTTCGCCATCATACGCCATTCCGGCTCACCTCCTGGCGGATCAGCGCTTCACAGAAGCTCTGAACCGTGGAATAGCCCAGCTTTTTCAGAAGCCTGTCCAGCTTCTTAGCCTGATCGTCCGTCAGGCGGAAGTAATACCGGTTCGTCTTCTTCCGGCGATCTGCGCGGTTCTTGGGCGCGTCCAGCTCCTTGATTGCCGCAGCTGCCTCCGGAACAAGCTGCACGCCGTATTTCTCCGGCGCTTCGCACTGAGAAAGCAGGCATTTGTTGAACTTCGGGTAGTCAGCCCTTACCGCGTCTACACAGGCTTTCGCACCATGTCGGACGCGGGAATCCGTTAAACTTGACATAGGTTCCTTTCTGCCCTATAATAAGGGCAACGTAATTTTCCTTTCGGCCTCTGTCGCGTTGCCGCGCGGCAGGGGTCATTTCTTTTTGCCCGTGCGCTCACGGATGAGCTTGCAGGTCGCGTCCCATTGCTCAAACAGGATCTCGAAGTTGAATCCGCAGCCCGAGATATCGTCCGGTCGGCAGTAGTCCTGCCATAGTCCGCGCTCTCTGCAAATCTCGCAGGGAGTCTTCAACAGCTCTGCTTCCGTCATGCCAGCCCGTACAGCAGCGCTGCCAGTGCGACCAGACCGGTCAGAACGCATTCATACGTCATTTCCGCCATCCCGGCCACCGCCGACAGGATCATCGCCGCGCCGCTCGTCCAAAGGCACATACCCTTGACGATCCGCAGCGTCGCCTTGCGGGCCTCCAATTCCTCCCGCAGCCGTTCCCGGCGCTCCTCGGTCGTTTCCTCCGGCTCGATCCCGAGCCGCTCTGCAAGATTTGTTCTCATGTTGCTTTCTCCTTCACTTCCTGCATCCGCCTGACGAGCCGCGACAGACGGGCGTTTTGTGTCACGAGCTTCTGCGCGTCCAGATCCAGTCCTTTGCGTTTGAGCCCGCCGATGATCTGCGCCGCCTGGCACTCGCAGACCATCGCCGCCTCGATCAGATCATGCAGCTCCTGCGCATCCAGCGTCAGGGTGTAGGTCTTCACTTCCGCCATGCTGCATCCTCCTTCTGTTCCTGTTCCCGGCAGTTCTAACTTTCATTTGTTCCTCCTCATGCTCCGAGAAACCGCAAAAACGGCTCTCTCGGGATCTTTACTCTGTGCTTGCTTGTGCAGCAAACCGGGAAGCCCAGCTTTTCAGGCTGTTCCCTCGCCATCAAGCGAAGCCATTGCGGGGTACAGCCGAGCACCTGCGCCGCCTCGCTTGCTAGGATCGTTGGCTTTGACATTGCCCGGATATCGTCCAGCGTCATTTTTCCTCCTTTCTGCGTTCGATCACGGCCTTAACCGCGTCTTCCAAGCGCTTCCTTGCGCCCGGCGGATTTCTTTTCCCGTTCAAGATCATGGACAGATAGCCTTTTGTAAGTCCAAGCTCTGCGGCAAGATCGTCGTATGAAACACGCGCATTGTGCATTTTCCCGATCAGTACGCCTGTCCATTTTTCAGGCATATACACACCTCCATTCTGTTAAAATTGTTGACTGCAACGCCCCAGACGTGCTATACTGTCCTTAGCCCTTTTAGGTAAATTCGGGAGGTGGTTTTCATGACCAAACTTTTGAACTTGCCAGTTCCAGACCAAAGAAACGGCGTGATGCGTTAGGGCAAGGGGCAGCGCCAGAACTGCCAAAGTGAGCGGCGCGTCATAGAAGCGTAAGTTCGTTTTGTGTCAGGATGGCATTGCCGAGCCGGTGGAAAGAACTCTACCAATTCGGACGGATGCAAAGTAATGCAGACGACCATCCTGTGCAGCGCGTTCTGGTAAACAACTCTGGGGAAACCCGCTCGTGAACGAACCACGGGCGGCTTTTCTTTTCGCCGCAGTCAACTTTTGAAATTTATTGTTGAAATTGTTTACTGTTTGTGCTACTATGAATTTGCGAGAAACACATTAGCATTGGCGCAAGCGTTGATTTGCTTGGGTCTTGTCTGTTGCAAACTTTTTCAACCACAAGGCAATAATACATCAAACATTCTCAACTGTCAACCGCTATTTGCAAACTAATTCAACTTTCGTCGTATTTAACAATTCCAGAGGTGTATTATTGTGTTTTATGACAACTTTGTTGTGCTTTGCGCTTCTGTAAACAAAACCCCTGCATACGTTGGCCGAGAACTCGGAATTGACAAATCAACAATAAGCTGTTGGAAAGCGCGGAAGACAAAACCCTCTGACGTAAATGCGCAAAAAATCGCCGACTACTTCGGCGTAACAGTAGAAGAACTGATGGGCAAAGGCATAAAAAAAGAGCGCCCCGCCGATGGCGAAGCGCTTATTCGTGACTTGCCGGAGGATATCCAGCAGATTATTCGGATTTGCATGAATCGTCCCGAACTTGCATCCGCTCTATTAAATCTTGCGAAGCAGATAGAAAAAGATTGAGTTTTTCGGGCGTGAATCTTGATATAGTTTCCACCAATTCCTTGATTGTCGCGGCTTCTCTTTCGTTCATTTCAGCTCCTATCTCCATTCTTCCAAATTCCGACGTTTATTTTTGTGCAGCTTCTATGTTGCGGTGGCTGGTTCTAAGTGGTAATATGTAATTGTTTACAAACCATATAAGGAGTGCCGCATTGATGACTAAAAATGAATATATTGTGCAGTGCCCAAGATGCGGGGCAGAGTTCCCGGAACGGGAGAAGTTCTGCCCGCACTGTGACACGCCCAACCGAAAGATGATCTGCCGCTCCTGCGGAACGCAAATCAATGCAAGCGCCCGCGTCTGTCCGGAATGCGGCGCAAGAAACAAAAAGATGATTTCGGTTCAAAAAATCGCGATTCTTTCTGTTCCGTTCGCTGCCGTTGTGCTGGCAGTTGTCCTTATCGCATCAAAGCCCGCGAAGAAGCCAGCCGAGCCGATCAAGAGGCAGGAGCCGGATACAATCTCCGCATCGGAGTCGGCAAAGACGGAAGACGACGCACAGACCGGGGAAACGGCAACCACACCGATAACGGCTGAAAAAACATGGGGCAATAAGATCAATCTCACGATCCCAGCCGACTTTATCGGCGAAGATGCGACGCAGCAGGCATTGGACGAAAAGGTAAAGGAAACAGACGGGCTTCTGTCTATAGAGCTGAATCCTGACGGCTCCGCGACCTACGTTATGACAGCGGAGCGACACAAAGAGCTTATGCAGGAGCTGGCGCAGAACATTGACGCCCAGCTTGCGGACATGGCCGGTTCCTCTGACTACCCAAACGTCATTTCCGCCGAAGCGTCCAGCGATTACACGTCCTTTACTGTAACGCTTTCTACTGATGTGGTTGGGCTTCAGGACTCACTCCTTACACTGGCATTTTATATGTACGGCGGTATGTACAACGCATTCAACGGAACTCCGATCGACAACGTGCGTGTGCAGTTTGTAGATCAGACCGGCAATGTGCTGGAGGAAGCGAACTCGAGGGACGCACAATAAATTCAGTGCAGGATTCTCGGTTCCCGCCGCTCGTCCTGCTCCCGGCCTACGTCCGCGACGCAGGCAAACAGGAGCGGAATACCCTTGATGTAGTCCACGCTGACGCTGTGCACGTCTGTCAGCTTCGCACCGTCGACCGTCACGTCGACCCTCCCATTGTTTACCCGGATGTTGATGCACTCCATATTTTTTCCTCCTGTCATTTATTATAGAACGATTGTTCTAAAAATCAACATGGTATTATAAACAAACAGACCGCGTTATTTTTGGGAATCAGGAATCCGATGGTGTACAGTTTATGGGACTGATGATTTGATATAATATTTGGTTTGACCGGCCCCATCGTATCTGGAACATACGGTGGGGCCATTTCAGCAGATGCCGGATTCAAAAACTATCTGCTACGTTTTCATTGTACCAGATAATGTTTGTAAGAAAAGGGCGAATCCTGCGTTCTTGTCACATGTTTTGCATTTTTATATGGAAAATGTAAGAAATAAAACTGAAACTTACGAATGGAGGCGTAATCATGTCCGCAATACAGGATCTCGCTCCGTTTATCGGCGCGTATCAGGGGAAGATCAGAAGGGCAAAAGATGCAAGCGGGATGACGTTGGAGGAGCTGTCGAACGAGTCCGGCGTTTCCTTCTCTGCCGTGAGCCGATTATACGCTGGAACACAAGCGGATCCACGGCTTTACAACTCGGCTGCGCTATGCAAAACGCTCGGGTTGTCGCTCGACGAGCTGTTCGGCCTTGAAAATCGCGTCGGAAGCCCGGAAAAGCTGACCAAGCAGATCCATCACGTCGAGCTTGAAAACGCCAAGCTGGAGGCAGCAACAGCCCTACAGAGCGCGCAGATAAGGTCTACACATACAATGTGTTACGTTCTCGCCCTATTTTGCTTGCTGCTCTCCTTTACCCTGATTGCCTGCCTTGTAACGGATGCGCAGATTCGGAACGCAGGCCTCATTCGCGATGGAGATTTGTCCGTAACCGCATGGGCGTGTATCGCCCTGATCGTAGGTTCAGTTCTGGCTTCGGCAATTACTTTCTACGCGATTCGAAAAGAACGTGGAGGGAAACATGGAGTGCATCAAGTGTAAAAAAGAAATCCCAGACGGCGCGCCCTACTGTTGCTGGTGCGGAAAAAAACAGGAAGCGCGGCGAAACCGGACACGCGGGAACGGGCAGGGAAGCGCTTACCAGCGAGGGAAGACGTGGACGGCGCGTTGGACAGAAAGAACTTACCTAGACGAGAACGACAAGCTTCGGCAAAAGATGCGAACAAAAGGCGGGTTTACATCAAAGCGCGCCGCCCTCCAATATGCAGCAAACCCTCCGAAGGAAGAGCAGCGAATCCCCACTCTCAGAGAATACTACAAAACATATCTGCGTGGGGATTATCTGTCCTTATCGGCTGATCGTCAGGGAGCGGCGGAAAAGGCTTTCGAGCGCATGAGAGAAATCGCCGACCGTGAGATAGACGCGCTTACCATCGCGCAGATACAGGATGTTATCGACCGCAACGCCAGCACCTATTACACACGGAAAGATATGAAAACCGTCCTTTCCCACTGTTATAACCTCGCAATCGCAGAAAAGCAGACAACCGTGAATCTTGCAAAGTACATAAAGCTTCCGGAATTGGAAGAGAAATCGCCGGAACCGTTTACCGACGCCGACGTAAAAAAGCTATGGGAAGCGTATGCAAAAGACCACTTCGTTGGGTTTATTTTAACGATGATTTATACCGGCATGATGCCCGGTGAGCTTCTGAAGCTCAAGAAAGATATGATTGACTTTGAAAAGAATGAGATCGTCCGAGGCGGCATAAAGACAAAGAAGCGGAAGGAAACGCCTATGGTCTTCCCGGATTTCGTTGCGCCGGTGCTGCATGAACTATGCGAAGAAAGCAAATCGCGCGTCGGAAATATCTGCTGCATAAACAAAGATAATTTTTACAAGAGATATTATGAGTGTTTGGAGCTCGCCGGAGTGCAAAAGCTACCACCTTACTCATGCCGCCATACAACCGCTACAGCCCTCGCGATGAAAAACATCGACCCGTTTACGATCAAGGAAATCATGCGCCACACGAAGATAACGACTACCCAACGGTACGTACACCCGGACATGAAAGGCATGGTCGATGCCGTAAATCAGTTGCAAAACGACTCGCCAGAGTGAATTCTGTATGCTACAAAATATGTTACAAATGCCAATTTCCCCAGTGTTTTCAATGGTTTTTTCTCCCCTGCTAAGGGAGTAGGCGTCTAAAAAGCGCGCGAGAGTTCAAATCTCTCCTTCCGCGCCAAAGTACCGATTTTAGCTGTTTTAAAGCTAAAATCGGTACTTTTTATGCTTTTCGCCCCATTTTCTGCGTATTTTCAAAAAGCGAAAAATCACGTTATGACACGCTCTGTAACATAAAATCATTTCCCGTATGCTACATTGTATGCTACAAATTCAGTGCAATGCGAGGGGACTCCCCTATTTTTTGCTACATGGACTTTATTTTCCGAAGCATGGAATCATAGACTTTTCGGTTCACAAGCGATAATGTGTCCATAAGTTCATCAACGACCGCCCAAGCCTTTGCCGGGTCTTTCCCAGCTACCGCAAGTAAAAACTCACTGTCCCCGTACTCGCCCACGGTAGCCGGTTCTGCGGTCACAGGGGCGGGAGCGCCGGAGTAGGAACCCACATACCTACCGCCGTCGCCCCGTTCCTCTTCCTGCATCTTATCGCGTATCACATAAAGATCTGCCAGTTTGGCATAATTGGGATAGCTGGATTCCTCATATTCCAGGCGAGCAATCTCTTTCCGGATTTCGGCTGCATCCAACATATTGCGCTCTCCTTATGCCCGCTCGATTTGCTCCATGCAGCGGCGGATCGCGTCACGGGTTTTATCGTCGTCCGCGTCGCGCATCATATCGTCCAGCTGCGCGCGCATATGCTCGCGGGCATCGGCGCGGGTATAGCGTCCCATTGCGTCACGGCGGCGGCCACGGTAAGAGCTGCCCCGGCCGTAAGTACCGCGCATATCCGCCTCCCACTCGCCATCGCGGGAATAGCCGCCGTCTTCAGCCATCTCGATCTTGTATGTATTCTTGATGGAGCTGGTAAGTTTCTGGATCGCGTCTAGATCGCCCGCAGACATTTCGTGCTTGTCGGCGATTTCATCAAGCTCTTTGCAGAGCATTTCACGCAGGTTTCTCAAATCGTACATATTGCATCCTCCTCTCACGATACGCGCTCGACGATCATATTGCTATTTGCGAAACTGATCGCCTGCGCGCTGGTGTTCTTCGCCGCTACAGTCAGGCAGCAGCCGCGCGGGACTTCCACGAATGTGGAAACGAAGATGTTGAAATAGTTCTCAACAGCCGCAGGGGTTACGGCCGCTGTGGCGCTGCTCAGAGGTTCGCCGTTGATTGCGAGCGCAGCGGTAATGGCGTCTACTGTTCCGCCTGTAGGGATAGCGATATTCGCGCCAAAGGATACGCGGAACTTCGCCTTGCATTGCTGCGTAAGCCCGCGCAGCGTAACGAGCCCGCTTCCTTCTCGATGTACGATGCACGGCTTTCCGCAAGCTGCCGTGGAGATCAGAGGGACGTTCTGCCCAGCGGCGACAGTTTGAATCCCGGATGATGTAAATTCAGCCATAAAATCATTCCTTTCAAAAAAAAAAATACAGCGGCGGGACGATTGCCCCGCCGCGTTGCTATCGAGTATCGGCAATGGGGGCCGATCATTTTCGTGAGGCCACGAAAAAGCTCTACGGTATGGAGTTGTTACGCCGCGCAGCCGCCGCAGCCGTAGTTGTATCCGCCGTTATAGCCGTTGCATCCTGCGTACTGGTACGGGGCCGGGACCGCGAAGGACGGAACCGGACGCGGGTTATAATATGCAAGCTGCCCGCTCACGTAGTTACGCAGATCGAGCGTCTGTGCGTTCTGGCTTGCCGCGAGGTTCGAAACGAAGAGCTGCTGCGCCTGCTCGGCGATCTTGGCATCCTTTGCAGCCAGCTCCTGCGCCGTCAGACGCTGGTCGATGCTGCGGAAGCCGCAGTTCATCGCGTCGATGATGTCGCGCGTGGTGTTCTGCACGGTGTTGCGGGTGTCGCACGCCTGCGTCGCCATGTCGTAGCGAACCTGAGCAATTGCCGCACGGTTTTCGCAGCAGCAATTCTGCGACTGCATCTGCATCTGGAACAACTGCTGCATAAGCGCGGCCTGCTGGTTGCAGCGGGAAAGCTCAGCCTGCGAGAAGCCGCTGGTCACGGCCTGCGTTACATTCGCGAAGCCGTTGAGCATGCCAGTGTTCATGGCGTAGAAGCCATCACAGACACCGTTGTTTACGCTGTCAAGCTTGCGCTCGATGTTGGAGAAGTCAGAGGCCAGCACATAGCCGTCTACAACGCCGCCGGAATTTCTGCCGTTGTTGCCGAATCCGTTTCCATTGCCGCCCCAGCCGCAGAAAATGGCAAGGAACAGGATGATGATCCACCAGCCATTATCACCGCCGAAGCCGCCCCAGCCGCCACCTGTCATGCCGGTAGGCGCGACGGGCATTGTCATGGTCGGGGAGCCGTCATTCAAACTCATATTTTTCATTCCTTTCGTAGATTCAAAAGATTTATCTCAATCGTGGCCACGATTTTGATCGTTCAACTGTTCGGAATTCCCGAACTATTGCAGCAGTTGCCGGAATTGCCCCGCCACCTGCTGCAGCTGGTTCAACTGCTGCTGCGTGATTTTCCCGCTTTGTACCAGCTTCTCAACCTCTGCTTTTGGATCACCCTGAAAGCTGTTCTGGAATTGCCGGAACTGCTGTATCATGTTCTGGAACTGCCCCATCGGGCCGGGCAGCTGTCCGCCGCCGAGGGCGTTAAACAGTGGGTTCATTGTCCGCCTCCTTCATCTTTCGCGGCCTGACGCTTGGGGCGGACAGCTTCGCCACAAGCTCCTCAAACTCCCTGCGGGTCACATATTCTTCGCTCATGTCTTTTCGCGGCGCTGCGGGCGCTGGCGTGGCCTGTGCGCGCTCCACAAGATCATACGTTGTCATGGTCGGCTTTCCGCTTGCGTCGGCCTTTTTGACGTACACGACCGGCGCGTTCATATCCCAAAGCGTTACTGCGTTGTTGGGCGCGACAATAAAGTCGTTTGCGGCCTTCTCGTTCGGGATCCAGATGATCGACTGATTCTGCGGCTGCTGGGGCTGCGGCTGATAAGCCGGCATCTGCGGCGCGGGCTGATACTGCGGACGCATCTGCATCTGCGGCTCCTGCATCTGCGGCATGGGCGGCTGATTGTAAATCGGCTGCTGATACACATACGGCTGTTGTCCAAACATCATGTTTCCTCCTTTGCCCAATAAAACAGTGGAATTTCACTCCCAGAATCCCACGTGTCAAAATAAGTCCCATCCTCCACGCACACAACGTGGCTTGATAACGCCAGCACATACACGCCGCGCGGATGATCTGCGCAGAAATCCGCGACGGTATAGCAGTCCGGGCACGTGTTCGGGATTACGTTCCGGGTAAAGCCCTGCTGCCGGAGGTAAGCGCTCCATACGCTGTTTGCGCTCGGCAGATCTCCCATGATGAGTCCTTGCAGGCACAATCCGATATACACCTCGTCCCAGCTCTTCCCGGTCGCCTTTGCGATGGCCCGGACGGTGCAGTCCCCGACTTTCAGCCCGGCGGGGTTTGGATTAAAATAAGAAAAGCCCATACCGAACACTCCTTTGATGTGTCCAGTATGGGCTTTTTTACGGCTTCTTGTGCCTCAGTTGTGTATCAATTTGGTTCAAAATTGCCTGCGGATTACTCCACGGGCTTGTTTTGCTGCATATATCCGTCGATCCACCCACGGATCAAGGCGCTGGGCGTTGTGCCGTTTGCTTTTGCGGCAGACTTAAAATCGTCAGCAAGGTCGCGCCGCATCTTGCAGCTTACCAGCGTCATGTTTGTGGCGTCCCACTTGTCGCGGGCGCGCTTTTGGGCCTCACTCGGCATGATTCACCCCCTGTTCTCATCGCCACATGGCGACGCACTTCGCAAGCATACGTCCGCTTGCGCTGCGGATGCTCACCGTTCCCTTAATTGCGTCACCGTCCAAGCGCTCCGCATCTTCGATATAAACGTTCATAATAGTTTCATCCTGCGTGAACAGGAATCCGTCACCGGCTTCGGTTTCGGCCACCCGGATAAAATCCGGAAGTTCAACTTCGGCGTGGAGCCAAGTACCGGGGAAGTTTTCCTTCGCCTTAATGATGATTTTGTCCGGAACGTTCCGGAAATCAGAATGGATGCGGTAAAGATGTGCAATCATTTTTTATTCCTCCTCTAAATCTGCTTGCAGCTTATCAAACCATGCTTCTATTTCCGCCCGGCAGTTGGCCGCGTACTCTTCATACGTTTCGAAGTCTCCGATAATGTATCGGATATTGGTAAGCCTGTAGATTTCGAATGTATGGATATCCGCGAAACGGTCCGCGATCTTATGCCCTTGTAAGTTCTTATCGTAAGGTTCGTCTCCTACTGGAGCCATAACCTTCTCCAGGATTTCCGTTTGTTTCTCATACCATGCGTTGCGTTCTTCCTGCGTCGAAAACCGCATCGGTTCCTGTGCGCGGCCTGCGTCGCGCCCGGCATCCATGATTCTTGTGATTTCTTTTACGCTTTCCATTGTAAGATCCTCCTTCTCAGCGCAGTGCGTCGATGATTTTCGATGCGTTGGATTCATTTACGATCACTTCAATCTTCTTCACGATATCGACGAAGCTAATTTTGGAAGTGCGCGCTACGATTGCCGGACGGTTTTTCGCGAACCACGCTTCAACGGATAGCCCTTCCGCTTCTGCCTGCTTTTCCGCTGCGGCGCGGCCCTCTTCACTCATGTTTTCGAGCCGGGTTTTATCTTCCACCGCGAAGAATCGGGACAGCTTTACGTTGCAGCCGGAAAGATCGGAAGAGATGAACTTGGTGCGCAGGGACTCTGCATAGGCGATCTGTTTTTCAGAGACACCGGTGATCTTGGGAAGCGGATGCTCGGCACCGAAGTTCTCGGCAATGTACGCATTCAGTTTAGACGCCGCCTCTGCCTTTTTTGCTGCGGCATAGCAGGACGGGCAAACAGTAACGTGTTCCGCAGCCCATTCTGCATAGGAATCTGCGTCGCTGCGGTTTACGCAAGTGCGGACGTGTTCGAACGTGCCTCCGCAGATTTCGCATTTGCAAGTGATCTTCGCCTTTGCCATCGCTGTACCCTCCGTAGTTGGTTTTGTTTTGCTTCATCTTATGCACCTATTATATACCGTAATACCGTATATGTCAATAGTTTTTTCAAAAAATAAGCGCCGATTTCTCGGCGCTTATCTCAGTTATACAGTTTGCTGGATGTCCGCTGCATCTCCCGCATGATCTCCGGCAGGCGGCGCTGTACCGTGGCGCGGCCCAGAAACAGCTCTGTCGCAACGTCGACCTGCGGGAGCTTGTCGACAAAATAAAGCTGCGCGATCTTCTCATTTTCCCGGCCAAGATTGGCCTGATAGATCACAGCCTCCATATCCTTGCGGGTCAGGCGGCCCAGCTCCGGCGGCAGCTTGCCGCGTGCCTGCGGCGACATACGCCCCGCCTCCTTACTTTTCCTTGTGCTTCAGAACGGCGATATTGCCCTTGTTGCTCACTTCGAGATCCAGCGCGGCGGCGATATCGCGGACTTTGACGTAGTTCGTGCCGTTCTTCAGAATGCGCTCGACGGTGACTTCCTTGCCGTCGACGATGATCTTGCTTTTCTCAACCATTTCAGTTTCCTCCTCAGCATTTTTTCCATCTTCGAGAACCATCACCGTATGGCCCGCGCTTACCAGCACGTCTCCGCGCAGGAGATTCGCGTCCGTCGTCAGATACTTGCCGCCGGTAAGCAGCTCAAAGTCGCCCGTTGCGGGCCAATCGTGCAGCATACAGTAGGTTGTGCAGCTGTTGCCCTGCTTTTTGTAGAGCGCGGCGACGGCCTCACAGCCTGCGGCCACGGCGCAGAGCATCATGAGCGCGGAGCAGTCTGTCTCCACGGGCTTTGTGATCTTGCTCACGTCCCATCCGACGGCTCTGGCGGCCTCATACGCCGTGTTCCTGTTGTCCATGTCGTAGCCGATGTTCCGGTTCTTAATGGCCGCCTCGCACGTCTGCGCGGCCCGCTCGGCCTTTTTGCGGCTCTTGTAGCGCAGTACGCCGAGCCAGCGGCCATTGTACCAGTTGGAGATATTCAGCTCCCGCCCGGTCTGATTGCCGGGCTGCTGGTTGCGGCCGCCCGTCTCGCCGAGACTGGCCTGCCCGATCTTGATGCTCATTTCTGCGCATCCTCCTTTGTGGCGTTGTCGATCGCGTCCTGCGCTTTCTGGCTCTGTGTGCCAAAGTAAAACGCGATCACGACGGTATATACCATCATAAAGTCCTGCGAGATCTTCCCGGCGACTGCCATGTACGCAAATACCGCCGTCAGCACCAGTGTGACGATAGATTTGACGCTCAGCAGATTGCCGAGCCGCTTCTTGATGTTTTCCATATGTATGCTCCTTTCAGTCCTTTGTTTCGCTTTCGCTTCTCGTCGCAACCGCGTCAGAGATTGCGAGGTTCGCACGAAGCATTGTATCCTCCAACTTTGTCAGGGCGATACTTCTATTCCTTCCCGCCGGGAGCTGCATGATGAGCGCTTCCGCTTCTTCAAGCTTCCCCCGAATGCTTTCCGACAGGTGTTTATCCATCGGTTCAAAATTCACTCGCTTATACATATTGTGTACCCCTTTCGTTATTCTACCGGATCATTCTTTTTTGCAAAAACCCGCTTGAAGGCAAGCAGGCCAAGCTCTGTGATGGTTGCCCAGCCGGTAAAGCCGAGCACGTCGGACAGGTCGACCGACGCGCCGAGCTCCGGGCTGCGGATGACTGCAATTAGGACGGCGACGGTTTTCAGAGCGCAGGCCCAGACAATTACCGTCGTGATGAGCTGAAGCAAATACAAAACAATGGTTCGCGCCATTTCGCCCTTGCTCCACTTGCCTTTTACCCGCATATTTGCCTCCCAATTTATTGCGCACTGCTATGTCCGCATTGCGCCTCCAGCTGGTGCAGGAATTTTTTCACGTCGCCGTTCCCGCCCATTTTTTTATACTTCTCTCCGGCGATCAGGCGCTCGGCCATTGGCATTTCCTCGCTCATGATCGTAAGGCGGAGGATTGCCAGATACTGCTCGTCCTGATGCTCCTGCATTTTTCCGAGCTTTTTGTCGATCTCGGCTAGATGCGCCTCCTGCGTTGTGGCCTTGCCGCGCTTTTTCTGAACCGCGCTGACGATGGCATTGACTACCGCCGTCAGCGCGGATGAGCCAAGCGCGGCGCAGGCGAGGGTGACGATGATGGTTTTGGTTTCCATTTTTCTGTACCTTTCTCTTTTATTTGCCGGGCTAATCGTCCGCCATTTTGATGTAGGTAGTGGTGTCGCTTGAATAGCTGATGCTTGGCAGCGTCGTGCCGCCGAGGGCTGCGTAGAGGGCCGGGTATGCAGTCTGATCGAAGGTTGAGCCATCGCACGCGTGCCACGGGGCAGAGAGCACGCGGACGGTCGTAAGGATATCGCCGACGTGATAATTCGGCTCCGACAGCTTCCCGAATGCCTCATTTACCATCGGGTTCGCCGGTGCGTCGCCCGCTCGCCAGATCTTTGCAGCGCTCTGTGCCGTCAGCAGGTTCCCGGCCGTGAGCGGCGTTCCAGCTTCCAGCGGCTCGTCCTCCGGACGGATCCATTCGTAGCGCAGCAGACTTCCAGCCGCGCCATATACCCCGTACCGGACAGCGCCGTTCGCAAGATCGTTTGTGCCCTGTCTGTCCTGCATAGTTACTCCTCCAGTGCCTTGATATAGGCTTTGCTGCGACTATCGGGTGTAATGACAGGGATTTTCTTGTTGTCGTACGCAAAATCGTGGACACCATCCTGTACAATCGTGCCCTGAGACTTGTATGGCAGTCTTACGATGGTGCCTTCTGCAACAGGATAGTTACCAATGGCTTTAGGAAGTGAGGCCGAAAAATCCCATCCTTGCTCTATATCTTCTGCTACTTTAACCGTCGAATCGTACACCCCTACAACCTGATCGCTGCAGCTTATCGCATACTGTATGCTATCGCCTTCAGTTATCCTAGACGTCGATACGTCCAGTGTGCTTCCAACCGTTATCTTGCAGCGATAATATTCATACCTGTCGAGTGTGTAGTATAGGTATACATCGTTATTCACCTCAAAAAAGGCTTCATACTTAATAGAATCTGTTGGTTTAAGTGTGTTCAGGTTTTTGTCAAGTCGTGAGGCTGTAACACCTTGGAAGTATGAAAGCCACCCGTATGAGTTGTCGACATTAGAGCCGGAAGGGCGTATAGTTACGACAAAAATGCCATCGCCTGCTGCCGGAACGAGAATCTTCTGCAGAGCACGCCCAGGGAGTTGCGATCCAGCAGTCCACGATGTTTCCGAGCTAGTTGCTGGTCTGGTTTTAGCTGTAAGCTGATCTGTATATCGAAATAAGGCGATGGAGTCGTAGGGAACGTCCTCTATACCTACTATAAAGAAGTAGCGGCCATCCCAATATATGTCTGCACACGTGCCTGTAAAGTCTTTTATCTGATCTGAATCATACCAGATGAAGACCCCTGGGGAATCGATTTGAAATGCGTTAAATACCTCTCTTGCAAATAGGACACCCCAACTGTATTTTGTGCCTGATGTTGTAGCGCACAGTGCTAACACGCTACATACATATTGATTATTGTAGTACTTTACAGCATTTGCTGCTACAATTCGAGAAGTAAGTATGGTCGAGTCGGTCCAGAAGTTCTGCGGAATCGGCCACTCTGTCCACGTCTCGCCGTTGTCCGATACCAGAATGTGCGCAGATGTCGCGTCCCGGTACGTGCGGAACCAATGTCCGTTTTCGTAGGAGATCGCGTCGCCGCCCGCTCCGACGTTTGTTGATACGGTCTTTTCCGTCCAAATCGCCGGGCTGTCCGGCGTCCGCAGGACGGCGCAAAGGCTTGGATACTGTTCCTGCGATACAGTGCGCCCGTCGCACGGGAGCCATGCGTCGGAGAGGTCGGTGCGGGCGGTGATAGCGATGTCGCCGACTTTGGCCGTACCCTCCGAAAGCTTGCCGAGCGCGTCGTTCACGGTCGGGTCGTCCGGCTTCTTCGAGCCGGGCCAGATCTTCGCGGCAGTGGTATCGGACAGGAGATTCGCCTTGTTGAGAGGCGTTCCCTCGACGGTGGGCGCGTCCTCGCGCTTGAGGTATTCGTAGTGGTTGAGCGTGCCGTCGGCGTTATAGACGCCGTAGCGGATCGCGCCGTTCGATAAAACCTGTGTTGGCTGCCTATCTTTCATGTGAGTAATCCTCCTGCGGCGCACTCCGCCGCGCCGGTGTGGCGAAAAGATTTTGCAACGTTGACGATTAGCTCTTCGCAGAGTTTCAGGATGCGCTCGATGTCATTCGCGCCGGTGTAGGTCAGGCGCGCCAGCTGCGGTGCGTCCGGCGTCCCGGCAGGATACGCAAGCGCGTCGCGGATGTCCTGTATCTGCTGCCGGTACGTCTCTGCCTGCGAGGCCGTTATAATGTCCGTGACGGCCCAATCGGTTTTTGCCGTCCACGTAATGCTCTTCCCGCAGATCGAGCCGAGACGGCCCGCCAGATAGTTCAGGGCCGTTCCTACGCGGTTCAGATCGGAAGCGTTGTACGCGCCCTTCATCCCGGCCATCCATTCCGCCTGCTCGGCTGCGGTCATGGCCGCGAACCCCTTCGCCGCCAGCTCCCGCACCCGCTCCACATCCGCCTGCGTCCGGTCGGTGACGAGCGTAACGATGATAGTCTTGGTGTCCATGGCTATGTACCTTCTTCCGTGATCTTCTTCCACCCGTCCGGGTTAACGGATGGGTTCCAAACGTTGGCGGCGAGCAGGGATTCGTAGAGCTCGTCCTGCCACCAGCCTTTTTCGCCTTTGGAGAATGCAAGGCCGGCGGTGATGGTCTCGGGGATGATGCGGAAGCCCTGCTTGTAGGCGATGTCTTCCCAGAGGGCCGGGGCGGCGTCCGGGGTGTTCTGGGCCGTGTCCCAGAGGTCGGAGGCGGCGCGCTTGATGGTGCCGCCCCAGTTGATGCGCGTGCCGGCTTTGACGAGGCTGCCAGAGCCGGTCAGGCGGGTGAAAAGCTCCGGCGCGAGACTCGCGTCGGCGTCAGTGAGACTGGCGGCGCTTTTGACGATATAGGGGCGCAGCGCCCGCGCCCGCTCGGTGTAGGTGCTCATGTTATTCCGCCTCCCCAAGTAAAATTTTCGCCGCGTTCTCTGCATCTGTGAGTGGCAGTGCCGCACCCATTTCCTCATAGCTGCCCTCCGGCTCCGTACCTTTCAACGTGTAACCGGGGAGATGAAACACCCTATCAGAAAGCACCTGATGTTCAGTTCCTTCTCTATCTGTAATAGTCACAGCCATCTTAGCGCAAAATCCTTCTGCCTGATCTTCCTTGCACGGGACATAACAACCGTTGCCGTGCAGTCGAATGGGCACAATACTGTCCGCATACCCGGCAAATGCGCCGTCCTGTTTTACTGCATACATGGCGTCCCTCCAAATTTCTCTTGATAGATTTTCTCTAATCGCTCTGTGCTTGCTGTTCTCAACCGATTTTTCCAGTAGCCGTTTTCGTGCCCCGGCCACTTGTCATCCGTAAAATCTTCACAGCAGCCGTTTTTTTCATACCATCGATACAGACCATTCAGCATTTTCTGCCGCTCAACACCTTCCGGCGTGTTCGGCCTGAAATGTTCCCATCCGTTTTCGGACGTCGCAGCGCATATCCGCCTGCCGTCTGCTGCAAACAAGAACCCTTCAATTTCCGATACCACAGTTCCGTATCGGAGATTAAATTCTCCATCGATGCCATGTCCACGGAACCGCTTGTACACGATATATTCCATGCTTGTGATCCTCATACGCAAAAGCCGGGCGCGAAGCCGAAGGAAGCGCGCGCGGTGCGGTCTTCGACTGTCCCGTCGGTGTTCACATTCTCGAAACCGTCGGAGTTGCTCGCAAGCGGAGAACGGAGCCACCAACGAGCGGCGGCACTCGTTCCGTTGTGCTTGTACTTTACCTTGCTGTTTCCAGCGGAATAATAGGCGTACTGCGCTTGCTTACTCGCCTCGTTCGAGTTTGCTCTCGAAATGCTCCCGAAAACCTCAAACTCCGAGAGGAGGAAAAAGTAATCCTTTGTCGCCGTGACCGCACTCGCGGATGTGCTATTATTTCCCGTATTGTCCGTGTACTTGGTAACGGACTTTAGGACTGCACGGAGCGCCGCCGGAATGACTGCGATAATCGTTCCGGAATAGCTCGAGAGGCTTGTCCCGCAAATATTTGTACGCATTTGCGAGCTCGCCCATCCGCCGGAGTTCGTTGCACTACTGTTCATAGAGAAATAGCCGGTTGTCGAAACGGGCGAGGTATAGTAACTATCGCAGAAACACACGTCCGTACCGCCGGAGAGCGCGGTCTTTGCAAGTTGGAAATGGATACGGTTTTCCCCTTCTAGGTTCGCGTTATGGTTAAATCCAATAATGAACGCATATGTTGTGTAATTAGATAGTGTAAGATGTCCAACCGTGCCGTTTAGCGTTACAGCCTTTCGGTCACCGACGCTCCAATAGTTCGCGCCCTGTCCCGCGTCGGATATATCTTTTATTGTTTCCCAAGTATTTTTATTCAGTGTCGGATATACAAAATTAAGCGACACCGCGTAACTGTCCGTGATAGTTACGGCTTTTGTGTCAGATGTTTTCCCGTCCAGCGTCGCGGATACGCTCCATGTTCCGGCTTCCGGCACGATAAGCGTGCACGTTCCATTGATCGATGTGCCACTCTCAGACAGGCTTCCTTTTGTCGCGGTAACAGTTGCACCAGATGTCACAGTTACAATGATTTGCAGTTCTGTACCAGTCTGAATGGCCTGAATGGCTGTCACAAATCCGTCCGGGTAGACCAGCGGGTCAGATGTGCTGCCTTTCTCCCGGATAGCTGACGCAACCTTTGTTAGGTCGGTTGTGTTTGTCAAATATTCAGCCATCAGAAGCTCCCTCCATTCGCGTTTGCGATCTCTACCGCCGCCCACGCACCGGAAACAACCCGCAGAAATTTTCCATTATCAGCGGCGGTGACAGACGGCACTTCGCGAACCTTGACAGCTCCTGTTTTCCCGTTCACGCTCGTCACGGGCGCTTCCGTTAGATAATCCGTGCCAGCCGCGGCCACCTCCCACGCCGTCGGCTTCCCTCTGGCGTCCACCGCCTTGACCTTGATCAGGTCCCCGACGGCCGCACCGGAGGCGAGGATCACATCTTGCTTTCCGTTCCACGCGTCTTTGTTGCTGCGCACGTCGGCGATAGCCTCGTCGATCTGCGCGCCGGTAAACTGGCTGTTGTAAGCCATACGATCACTCCTTCATACACAGAAAATCCTCGCCGTCCGCGGTCTTCAGCGCCTGCGACTCTCCCAGCGGGATAAAGCCGTAGTTGTCGTTCCAGCTGCCGTCCGTGCCCTGCGCGAACAACGAAATGCGGTATTCCCCATCACCGGAAAGCAGAAAATCGTCGTAAACCTCAAAGGTGCGCTGCGTGCCCGCCGGGGTCTGGGAGAAGGACGCGATCAAAGCGCCCTTCCCGCGGCCCCAATCCTCGCCGGACTTCGTCGCGCGGCACTCAAAAGCCGTATAGGCGATGTCCGACGAGAATGTGACGGTGATCGAGTCGAATCCCGAGACTGCCGATATCTTGTTTCCGGTGATGGAGAAGGTCAACTCCGGCGCGGCCATTAGGCTGCGCTCCACGTCCCGGCGGCGTTCTTGACGAAGACCTTCACGATCTTCACGCCGTCGCCGGAGGACGCCGCTTCGAGATCCGCGCCCTTGACGGTGACGTTGATGGCGGTGTTCTTCTTGTAGCCGCCCGCCGTGCCGCTGACGTTGGTGGAGCCGCCCGTCGTCGGGATCTGGGTGCCCGCCGTGTGCAGGCTGCTCGTCGCCGGAACGACGCGGACGGTGTATTCCTCGAAGTCTACGTCGCAGACGAAGGAGAAGGCCGCCGCGTCGTAGCCCGTGACCTTGGAGATGCGGCTCTTGTCGGGGCCGGTGATGGTCACGGCGGGGATCGAGGTGTTGAGCGTGATGGAGTCGCTGGCCGCAGTCGATTCGTTGCCGACGTCGTCGCGCACCTTTACATAGATCGTCTTCAGGCCGTCGCCGTCCGGGAGCGTAATGGATTTTGTTGCGGCGAACGTCTCCCACGACGCATCTGCTTCCTTTGCCGCCGCCTTTGTGCCCCAGATCTTCATCTGGTAGCCGGTCGTCGCGGCGTCGGTGACTGAGATCTTCGCGGTGACGGTCGCGCTGGTCGCGTACTGCGCGCCGTCGTTCAGGATCAGCGATAGGCCGGCAGGTGCCAGCGTATCAAGTGTCAGATTGAAAAAACTTGCCATCTGGATTTATCCCCTTTCTTCGCTTGTGAGTTCAATGTACAAAAATCCGCCCGGTCTTTCGTAGATGGTTTTCGTGCCCAGGTGGGCGGATTTGATGCCCATAGAGCCGATGAACAGCTCCAGAATGCGTTTGATTCCAACTGCCAGCATGTCAGCCCTCCACCAGATACAGCGTCCGCGCGTCCTTTTCGTCCAGCGCGTCATAGTCCGATTTTGTCAGCACGCGGATCTCATCGATCTGCGCCGATGCAATGCCTCCGCCGCCGGAGCCGCCGCCAGCACGCACGGAAACGTTAAAGGAAACGTCGATCGGGTCGCGGTTCTTGAGTTCAAATTCAATTCCGCCCATCACAACACCGCCTTTGAAAGCGCGTGCGCAACGTCGATCTGCTTGATCTCCGAGCCAATCACGTCACCGCTCTTGAATTTCACGCGCACCTGCATCTGGCATAGCTTCGGGAGCCGAAAGGTCTCCTGCTGGGTGAGGGGAAACAGAAACTTTCCGTCCTCGTATCCGATCTCTCCCGGATAGCTCTTTTGCAGATAAAGCAGAGAAATCTCCACCTTTTCAACGCTTGCAATGTCCAGCGGCTGCCCTTTATTCTTGATGGTAACACTAAGGTTATACGAATCTCCCTGTACCAAATGCCGCACCTCCGTTCTATGTGCCGATAATCTTGCATTCTGCCGCCGCAATGCCGCTGAGACGGATGTTCATGCTGGTGATCGTTCCGGTGATCTTCGTGCCCCACGGCGTTGTGGTCTGCACGTAATCGCCCGGGGCTTCCTTGTCCACGATAATTTTGACACTGTGCGTCTGACGGCGCATATAGTAGTCAAAGACGTGCTGCGCGACGGCGGCAACGTTGTCGCTGTTGACCAGCGTAGCGTCGCGCACCTCGATGACGTTCGGCTTGGTCTGCGTGGTGGCGTTCGGATTGGTCTTGGACGTGACCGACGTCGTGTGATAGTAGGTCGTACCGCCGACCTCCACGCTCTCTCCGCTTCCGGACGTCGAATAGTTGTGTGCCGTCACGCGGATCTCCGTGACCGCTGCCGCCGTTTCAACGCTGCCGCCCGTGTATGTCCGGTCAAGTGGGATCGTGGCAGGAGAGGCCGCTGTGAGCCTCCGGACGCGCACGCCGCGCGACGCGCTTGTGTCGATGGTCGCGCGCAGGGCAAAGACGATCTGCTGAAGCGCCTCGCGCTTGGTACAGTCCGGGATATAGCCCGTTACTGTCTCGTTCTCCAGCGCCGCGTCAAAATCCAGCGTGAAATGCGTGCCAAGGATCGAGCTTATCAGCTCTTTTGCGTTTTTCTCGCTATAGATTGCCGCCGCAAAAGGCTCATCGTCCAGAATGCCGAGCGCGTCCTGGCAGGATACATCATAGAGCCGTTCGCTCGACCGGGACGAGCTTTTGATGTAAAAGACGCCGATTAGCTTTGCACCGTCGTAGGCGCTGACGGGCTGCTTTTCCTGAAAAATGAAGTCGATGTTGTCCGAATTGTCGAGCGTGAAATCCAGTGTGTTGATCTCCACGTCGTCAGAAATCACGCTGACGCCCTCGGTGACGCTGACGCTGCGCAGGTCCTCCCGCTCGAATTCCCGGACGATGCCGAAGAAGATCTGTCTGAGTTTCGCGTACCGGTACGGCAGGCTCGTCTTTTTCAGCTCGATCACGAGTTTGTTGTATCCGGAGACAGGCTTTGCGCAGAAATACTTCTGGCCGTCCGGCGTGAAGTCCTGCGACGCGACGGTTGTCTCGCCGTTGTACCACGTCATGGTCAGGGCGCTGCAATAGTCGCCGGTGCCACCGTCAAAATAGAGGTAAATGCCGGAGCTTGCGAACGTGCCGTCCAGCGTGATGGTCAGCGTCGGGTTTGCGTCGAAGGTGCAGTCTGCTTTGCTCGGCTCGGTAGACCAGAAGGCCGCCCGCTCGGTCGTGAGGATCGGGCGGGAGCCGTCCAGCATCCACTGGTTCAGCTCGTTTGTTGCGACGATCACCGACTCTGTGCCATACGGCAGTTCCGGAAGGTCGGAGAAGGGCTGCGCAGCGGTGCTTGCAATGCTTGCCGCCGCTGCTGCGCCTACCGCTACGTCCTCATAGATCACGCGTACACTCATACCGGCGTCCTCTTGGGCTTCATGGCGACAAAATTGATCGTCAGATTGCCCCAATCATTGCGCCCGTCGTAGCTCCCGGCAAGCTCGTCGTCGCCGTTTGCCACGTAAGCGTCAAAGGTCACGGTTCCCTGCGCGTATGGGACGGTCAGGACGTGGCTGTTGACGGGCGCGGAAATGCTCTCATAAAAATCGTCGTATTCCTCCGGATCTGAGGATACAGGGTCGATTTCCAACCTGTAATTGTAATACGTTCCGATGATATCGCGGGTCATCGCGCCGGTCATAACGCGCCCAGCGTTGTCGCCGTCGAGGACGGAGAACGACCGCTTGCAGCTCACGACGTGAAGATTGTAATACGCCTTGCCGTCAAGGCTCAGTGCGCTTCTCATGTCTTCACCCCCGCAAGCTTCACGCCGACGCGCTGCGTCTCTTCGTTGTTCAGCTGATAGATCGTGCGGCCAAGCTCACGCCGGTCAAGCTGGAAGATAACCGTCATCTGTCTGCTTCCCGCTACGCCGGTCTCGGTCATGGCCTGTTTGAATGCCTGCACCATCGTGGAAAGCGGCGTCTCGATGTTCGTCCCGCTCTTCTGGTCTCCGAGTACGGCTAGGAATTCACGATTCGGGGGAATGACGGCGCCCTGCGCGAGACGAGGGAGGGAGACGTAATCCACCGGCGGGATGTTGACGCCAAAAGACTGTCCGCCGATGATCGGTACCCAGCTGGGAATATCGACATGGATCCTATTAAGGCAGGAAATCAGCCAGTTCACGCCGTCAATGATGCCGTTGATCGCGCCCTCAAATACGCCGATAAAGCCATTCAGCGCATTTTTCGCGAGATTCCCCCACCACTCAGCCGTAAATACCGGTGCAATATTTTTCTCCCAGAATTTCTTAATATTTTCCCAGCATTCTTTGACTTTTTGGGTGATGTAATTCCAATTTGGGGCAATTGCTGCCGCCAAACTTACGCCGCCAGCCGCGATCATACCGAGGCCAAGCGGGATCCCGGCTCCCGTAAACAGCAGGACAACGCCGAGTACCAGCAGAGCCGCGCCAACCATCGCCGTGACTGCTCCGAGTGGCCCCTGTAATTTTGTCTGTATAGTATTCCAGTTTGCCGCAATCGTTGTGGCCAGCCCAGCAGCTCCAGCGACCATCAGACCGATGCCAATGGGTAGGTTTGCACCGCTGAATGTGAGGACTGCGCCAAGTGCCAAAAGAGCACCGCTGACGATTGCGGTGACTTTTCCGACAGGCCCCCGCAGTTTATCCATGATCGTGCCCCAATTTACGGCGGCTGTTGCAGCCAATCCTGCAGCGCCAGCCACCATCAAGCCGATACCGAGCGGGATGTTCGCGCCGCTGAATGCCAGGATCGCGCCGACGGCAAGAAGCGCGCCGCTTACGACCGCAGTTACTGCACCGATTGGCCCCTTTAAGGCTTTCGAAATCGTGCCCCAGTTGATTGCAATAACAGCTGCCAATCCGACGGCTCCAGCGACCATCAGACCGATGCCAAGTGGGATATTTGCCCCGGAGAATGTCAGGATAGCACCAATGGCGAGCAGGGCCGTACTGAGCAGCGCTGTAATTACGCCGATTGGCCCTTGCAAGGCCTCAACGATTGCATTCCAGTTTGCTGCTACCGTCGCGGCCATCCCAACCGCACCAGCGAGCATAAGCCCGATGCCGAGTGGAATGCTTGCGCCCGAGAAAACTAGAATCGCGCCGATTACAAGCAGCGCACCGCTGATGATCGCGGTTATAAGGCCGACTTGCCCCTGCAATACCTCCACGATCTCGCCCCAATGGTTGCTTACTGCATCCCAGATCGCCAGCGCGCCGATCGCCATCAGCGCAATGCCAAGCGGGATATTTGCGCCACTGAACGTCAAGATCGCGCCCAGTGCAAGCAGGGCCGCTCCGACGAAAAGCTCTGTGATAGATGTCAGCTGATCTCTGATCATGGCGCTGAAATCAGGTGCAATGCTGCCGTCTCCGATTCCACCGCCTGCACTTGCCCCGCCGCCGCTGCTATCCGAGTTACTGGAAAGCTGATTGATCTCGTCGAAATTGGCAAGAGACTTTCCGGCTTTCTTCGCCGCGTCTCCGACCCCTGCAATGGCTTCGGATTCATCATCATATGCCGCTGCGGCGTCAGCCGCAGACTGTGCGTATGACGTTCCGAAAATCTTAGAGACAAGTGTTGCAATCGCGGTTACGATGCGAGTCAATACATTTACAAACAGCACAAATGCTGGGATAACGACTTTAAGCAAAGGCTGTGCCAGTGTGAGCAGAGCGCCTTTCAGTCTCGCGACTGCCGCCCGGGCCGCCTCATTCTGCATGATCGTCTGGCTAAGCCAGCTGCGCAGCTGCGAAAGGCCGCGGGACAGGACGGTAAAGACCAGCGCGCTCCTCAGTACCCCGCTTAATCTTCTTCCGAATTTGTTCATGCTTTTTTCGACGCTTGCCGATACTTCCGCCATTTTAGCCGAAGCTCCGCTGGCATTTGTGATCTGCTGCACCAGCTCACCGGCTTTGGTCTTTGCAGCGTCAAGCGCATCGGTCTGGGTTATCACCTTGTCGGTGATCTTTGCATATTGACTCCCGAGCTTTTCCGCCGTTTTGTTTTGCTGCACAAGCAGCTGTTCCTGCTCTTTGATTTGTGCAGCAACCTCCGCCTGTCGAGAATAAGCGTCTATGTACTCCGCTGGATTAGCCGAAGCGTTTCCGGATGTGATGCCCTTTAGGCGGTCAGCCTCCGAGCGGAGCGATTTCAGCGCGTCTTCCGTCTGCTTTGCGGACTGAAGCGCAGCGTCCAGCTCCTTTTTAAGCCCGCTCTGCGTTCCGGTATCCTCGTTTAGCTTGGCTTCCATCTTGTCGATTTTCGCGGACAGCGTATCAAGCTCCTTCTGCGCCTTTTTTGCGTCCGCGTCGACGGTGACCACAATTTTCCCATCTGCCATATTTTCACCACCTTTTCGGTTGATTTTTGTTATTATTTGTGTTATCTTCCAAGTAAGGAGGGAAGAAATATGAGTGATTGCATTATCCAAATCAGCCGGGACAATTCTTTTTACGGTTCTGGCCTGACCGTCGGCGTTGCATTGGATGGCTGTGATGTCGGCACGCTGAAAAACGGTGAAGAACTTCGAGCCGTGGCCGCTCCGGGCCAGCACGAACTTTCTTTTTACCGGTATCGCCGTCTGGATAAAACCATATCCTTTACCATTGCCGAAGGGCAACAGAATGCGTTTTTTACCATCAAGATTAACGCCTCGAACCGCGTTGACGTTGTTGGCGGGCTAAAAACCAAAAAGCAGGCGAAACGCCCCAGCGGCTGCCTGACGGCTTTAATCGTATTCCTCTGTCTTTTCGTCTTTATTGGCGCGGCCTTTGCTTCCTGCGGATCGTCCTACAAGCCGGAAAAGGTCGGAACCTCAGTTTCTTCTTCGCAGCAGCCGCCGCAGCAATCCGATTCCGGGCCTGAAACATTTGGCGTTGGGGACCAGGTCGTTCTAGACGGCGTGGCGGTCACGTTGCTCAGTGTTACCGAGAATTCCGGCCAAAATTACGTCTCGCCGGATGATGGAAAGGTCTTTGTTCTGTGCGAATTCGAGATCGAAAACAATTCATCCCGCGATATTGCGTCCAGCACCATGCTTTCATTCGAAAGCTACATTGATGGCTATACAACCAGCCTCAGCCTCACCGCGATGATGAGTTCCGACGAGCCGCAGCTTGACGGCACGATTGCCGCCGGGAAGAAAATGAAAGGTGTCGTCGGATATGAAGCGCCGCAGGATTGGAGTGAGATCGAGATTCGATTCTCTCCAAGCTTCTGGGGTAGCGAAATCGTTTTCGAGTATAAAAAATAAGTTTTTCCTGCTGCCGCCCCTTAACCGGGGCGGCTGTTTTTTGTCCCGACTCCCCATACGGCAAGCAGGTCGGCTTCGGCCTCCGAGTATGTTGTCTTCAGATCGACGATATCCCGGTTGCGCCGGTAGAAATCCCTCTCCTGTTTGTCGAGGCTCTTCCCTCTGGCCTTTTTATCGCGGATAGAAACCACCTGTGCATACAGGCAATCTCCGATTTCTTGATAGTACGATAGAAACGAATACCAATGCAGGTATTCCAGCGCCCTGACCTCGCAGCCCGCGATTCGGTTGATAGGCGCAATATAGAGATCAAAGTCCTGCGCCCATGACATGATCTCTGGCTGCTTTCTCTTCTCTCGATTCTCCTGCCCGTGGTCGATGAAGCGGAAGCACTGGTTCAGGGCTTCCTGATAGTCGCTGACGGGCATTTCTTCGAAGTCGGGATAGAAGATGGTCAGCGCCGCTTCCGCCTTATCCCGCTCGTCCAGTTCCCTGTCTGTCAGGGCTACGAGGATATCGAGGATTGCGCGGTAATCAGATTGGATCGCGTATTCTGTTCCGTCGACCTCAACAGAGGTCGGCAGGGAATAGATCACTTTCCCCATCTATCAATATATTTCGCGAACAGGAGGCCTGCGCGTTTTCCATCTATCTGTATATTTCGCAATCCTCGGGTTGGTCTTCTTCTGCTCTGCCGCGAAGCTCGTGTCGATCTGATCGATCACGGCCAGCATGAGGTTGCACCATACTGGCAGGCCGTCGGCCAGCGCGTAGACGTTCATAGTGCCGAACAGGTCTGCGCAGACAGGCTTGGCAAACAGGCCGTCGATCATGTCCCGCATTTCCGCGTCGCGGCGGCGGGCAATGGCGAAAATCTCCTTCTTGTCCGCGCAGTGGTCGACTTCGGCCTTATACGCCTCCTGCTTCCTGTCCAGCTCGTCAAAGGTGTTGAAGATCTGTTCGACAAATGCGCTGTCGGTCGGGTTGAAGGAGACTTCCGCCGCGTCGTTCAGCTTGAACGATACGATACCGGTTTCAAATTTGATTTCAGGCATTTATGCAGCCTCCTTATGCCGCGTCCGGCGTAAACGTGATGGTTCCATCCGAACCGCGCGCTGCGGTTCCTGTTGTCCTGTTTCCGCCGTATGTCACTTCAATGTCCGAAGCAAGAACGCCGCCGCCCTCGCCTCCGTCTGTCGTGACGAGCACCGCGCAGGCGTCATACTGCTCTGCAAACGACTTCCCTTCGGAGTCCTGCAGGTATGTGTGGATGATCAGGCATTTCTGATTTACCAGAGCAGCATGGTCCTTCTCCACGACTGCAAGATTGAGCAGATGGTTCATCACGTCGTCACCGCCTACAATCTCACTGCCGGAAAAGCTCTGTGTCATTTCTGGTGTCTGTGCGTTCGTGTACACGTGCCCCAGAATGTCCTTCTTTGTTTCCTGCCCCCAATCGTAGTTGATGGAGCTCTCCGCCACCTTGACGCCCATCGCCGACCACTTCGATGTGGTGCTGTCGCTGGTGTCCAGAGCGGTAATCAGCATTTCACGGACTGCGCTCTCGCCGTTTTTTGCCGCGATTGTGTATTTATTTGCCATAGTTAAATCACCTCATATGTCAGTTTCATTAAAATCTGGTGGTCTTCCGTGCCGTCCTCGTACCGGGCGTACAGGGCCGCGCGGCTGACTGCTTCCATGCGGCGGACGCGCATGCCGTCGCCCAGATCCGGCGGGTTCTGCATTGCCCAATCCCCGAACCGGTTCAGCATGGCGTCGCATTTCAGGCGCTTGTCGTTGCTGCTGCCGGGGATGATGCGGGCGATGATCTTGAATTGGTATTCCGCCTCGTGTCCGCCGAGGATGAATTTTCGTGTGATATACGCGCCCTGAATAGTGGACAGCGCCATACTTGCAGAATCCGCAGCGAGAAATTCATAGTTGATCGTTGCGGCCGGCATGTCGTCGTCCGAGAAGGAATTCGCCCAGATCATCATCTTCCGGGAGATATCCTGCTCTTCCTCCGCAGATACCAGCCTTTTCTGCTTTTTAGAGTCCATTCTTCACCGCCTTGTCCGCTACGCGGAGCCATTTATCAAGATTTTCGGCCTTTGACGCCTCGAACCAGTGCGATTGCGCCTGATTGTGTCCTGACGTGTTGAACACAAGATTTTTGTCGGTCAGTACCTTTGTCCCGCCTTTCGGCGCGTAGGTGCTTCCGGTCTCCGGGTCTACCATGACTTTCCCGTAGTACAGGAACCTTGCGTATGGGCCGGGATAGATGATCGCATTCCCTTCCACCTGTGTTCTGCGGTCGAGGGAACCGGTCAAGAATGGCACATACGGGGCTGTGTCCTTTCTTGCCTGAAGCGCGACAATATGCTCCGCTTTGGTACACGCCTGCGCGATTGCCTCATGCAATTCATCAAAGCCGTCTGCCTTTACGCTGAATTTCAGCATATTAGGCCCCTCCGACTTCGAAGTGTCTCATGTCCTGGCTTCCGAAGTCCTTCATATCGACCTTTGTGACCTTGTAAACGTCGTCATAGAGCATTTCAAGCGCCTGCTCGGTCTTGTCCGGCTCCACGACTTCACCCTTGATAAAGAATGTCGTTCCGCCGTTGCCGTCCGTGGAGAGCGTCCAGATTCCGCTTTTATCAGTTGCACGCCAGAATTCTTGCGGGCCGACGTAGCGCTTTTCTGCGCCCGTCACGCCGTCTACAGCAACCGTAGAGAACGGAATGTACAGATTCACCGCATCCGCGCCCTCAAGCCCGCTCTGGCGGACGTTGGCCGCCTTGGAGGCTTCCAGCAGAACGCCGCGCAGGACGGTGATGTAGGTTTTCTCCACGTCCTTGAATGTCGCCGGGTCTGTCTCCTGCGAGACGTTGTAGATGGTTACGGTGTGGGGGAACATGGACACGGCCCATACCCCCTTGCTTTGAGTAATCCGGTCGGCCCGAGGTACGCCAGCACGATCTCACGGCGGCGCGTCTCTGTCCGCTGTATATCTGCCTGGGACAGATTTCGTGAACCAAAGCTTCGCGACCAGCCGCCGACCGTCTCGCTTGATACGGGCCTGTCGGTCGTGTAGACGAGGCTGTCCAGCTTCCCAGCGTCCTGCTCCAGCTCGGCCAGCGCACAGACGCAGTTCTGGACGGCTTCGAGCTTGTCCCCGGCGGCGGAGCGCGCGCGGCTCATGGTGATGTAGTCGACGTAAGCCGATGCCTTGCGGGCGAGGCCGCAAAATTGCTCTTCATCCATCGCCGTCCCGCGGTACACAGTCGCGTAATACTCATAATCAGCGTAGATCATGCTGCGCCCTCCTTCCGGTCAGCCTCCGCGCCCGTCATGCAGGCGCGGAGGCTTGAATTTACTTGCTTACGTCCGCGCCGATGAACAGGCCGTAAGGATCGGGCACGACCGGGATAAACAGGCCGCTCGCCTTCGTCCAGGTGGTCTTCGGGTCAGGCGTTTCCCACTGGGTGATCGTGATATACTGCTGCGCGCTCTTGTCGGTGTACGGGCCATAGCCCTTTTCTTCCGGCGTCACGCCCCACAGGCCAACGCCGAAGGAATTGGCCGTGCCGTTGGACAGGAACGCAACCTTGTCCTCCGGGAAGAATCGATGCGTCTTTTCCGCGCCGTTTGCGGCCTGCGCCTTATAGCGCTGGTCGTTGGTCGTGATCTGGCCGAAGCCGAACAGCTCGGTAAAGAGGCTGCGCAGCTTCTCGGTTGTGACGTATGTACCAGCGCCGACCGTACCGTATACGAGGGTCTGAATGCCCTTGTTGGACGCGAGTTTGCGCAGGATCTTCGTACCGACGACCATTTCGCTCAGGGCGTGGCCGGAGGCCGCCGCCTGATCCGCGATGGCCTGAAGCTGGCCGACGATATCAGCATCTGCGCCGAAGTCGATCTTGAAGCCGGTGTTTGCGGACGGAACGCCGTAATCGACGGTCATGTTGAGATTGTTTTCCTTGATGGTCATCTTGCCGGTCGCGATGACTTCCATCTTTGCAACTTCGGTTCTGACCTTGACCGCATCGGCCATCAGGCGCATATCGTCGAAGACATAGCTCACGATTGCGTTGTCGGCATATACGCCGTTTTCGTTGAGCAGCTGCACCCGCTCGGACTGGTTGATCTTGCGCTTGATAAACAGCTTCTCAACCTCTGTCTTTTCGAGCGCGGGGCGCGTGGCGATCTCGGCCTCGGTGTCAAAGGCGTGGACGGTCGCCATCGTGGGGATCTGTGCGCCGTTTGCGAGGCGCAGGTACTCGGCTTTCAGGCTTTCGGTCTTCTGGTCCGGGAACAGCCGGTCGCCGAGGTACGCCGGGCGTGCGACGGAAATGTTCTGCGAGAAATCCAGACGGTCAGCGTCGGAAATCAGTTCAAGGATGTCAGGCATGGTGTTTTTCCTCCTTCTTTAGGCCGTAGTCCACACGGGGTACAGGGTCACATTGCCGGTCATTTCGACCTTGGAAACAGCTTCGCCGCCCTTAGACGTGCTCCAGCCGGTCTGGGTGTTGCCGCTCTTGGTCAGCGGGTATTCGGTCGAGACGTCGGCATAGGAGCCCTCTGTGTAGACGTTCTCGTCGACGGGCGGCGTGCCGCTGCCGTCGTTTTTGTCGTAGGTCACGGTATAGCCGCGCGTGATCTCCGGCGCGTCAACAAACGTGAATCCCTTGCCGGACAGCGCGGTCTTGGCTGCGGATGCAAGCGACAGGCGGTCTGCCAGCACACGGCCCGCGACCATCACGGAGCCGGGCATATTGCCGTCCGTCACGTCGATGTCCTCAAATACGAGGCCGACGGCGTTCGAATTGTCGGACGGGAACGGCGTACCGGCCTTTACGATCTTGTACTTGCCGTCCTGCACGCCCATCGACGCGGGGATTTCACGGGTTTTCAGGACGAGGCCGACTTCGCTTTCGAGGAAATTCGGCCTGACTTCTGCTTTTGTGTTTACAACGATAGACATTTTTCAAATCACTCCTTGTTTGGTGTCTGCGCAAACTGCGCGTTGAACTGCTGCGCGTACATTGCGCCCTTGCTCTTTGCCGCCGGTGCGCCGCCCTGGCCGACGGGCTTGACAAATGTGGGCGCAGGCTTGCCGGACTGGAACGCGGTCGGGTCTGCTTCGAGCTGGGCCTTGTGCCACTCGTCGAAGCCGGTCAGCTCGCCGTCTTTCAGTTCAAGGTGCTTCTCCTTGAGGTCTGCAAGGTAGGCTTTCTCTGCGGCTTTGGAAGAGAACTTGACGCCCTTGGCCGTGATCGCGCGGGTCATGGCGTCGGCGTAGTCGCGGCTTGCGAGCTGCGCCTTGTAATCCTCGGTTTCCTTGGTGTACCGGCCCTGAAGGTCTTCGAGCTGCTTGCGGAAATTCTCAGCGTCTCCGCTGGACTTCCGCAGGTCTTCGATATCCTTGTCGCGGTCGGTCAGCTGCTGCCGGGCGGCATTCAGGTCTTCTCTGGCCTGATCCGCTTTCTGCTTCTCCCGTCCAATGTCCCGGCTGTTCTCGTCAAGGATCTTGTCGACGGTATCCTTATCAAGCCCCAGCCCTTCCAAAAAATCTCGCTTCATAGGTTCTCCTTCACAGCTTCGCTTTGTTCTCGCGGGTCGCGTCCGCTGCTGCCCCGTAGTTTAGCGACTTCGGGCCGGTCAAGATTTGATAAAACAAAAAGAGCCAACTACTAAGAAAACCTCAGTGGTTGGCTCATCGTGCCATTCCGCGCGCTCGATTGCGCTGCGGTATCTGTATTATTTTTTCAGCTCTTCCGCCTTGATGATCTGCGCCTTGACTGTCCCATCCTTCATGCGTTTCAGTTGGACGCGGAATCCGGCGGCAAGCGCCCGCTCGATGGCGGCTTTCAGTTTTTCGTCGATCATACGGCGTTCCTCACGGGATCAGGTCTACAATGCCCTTCGCGGCATTATAGATCCGCTTCATGATCGCGTTCTCCTGCAAGTATTCAAGCCCCTGCAGCGTGATCTGAATCCGGCGCTCATTCCTCAGGTGCATTTCGCCCGTGACGTCGGTATAAAGCTCCGCGCCCTTGATAAGCCCCGCGTCCTGAAGCATTTCCAGATACCTGTAGAGACGTTCTCCGGACACCTGCATGGAGTCCAGGCCGAAGCTCTCCACGCTGAACGCCGGAAGATCCATCGCGCGTTCCAGCGCAGACAGCATTTTATAAATCGCTTTGAAGTTGTCCATTTGAATTTCCCCCCTTGCATTTTTTGTGAGAGTGTGGTATAGAATAGATAAGAGCCGGTCGCTGTCCACGACCCCTTCCCAGAAGGGCGAGATGGTGTGTCGGCTTCTTTTTTTATTTTCTTTTTACGATTCTCTGCACTTTTCCATTTCGGATTTCAATGATCTCATCAACCCACTCAGTATCCTTTCTGGCAAATATTTTTTCAATTTGCGCATCTATTGTTTTTTCGTCAAGCGTGGTCTTGGTGACATCCAGAATAAACCGCTGCCCCTGCTTGGCTGCCTTTTTCACACGATTGAAAATCGTATTTCCCCCGGCTTTTTCTCCGAGCGTTTTCAGGTCATACGCTTCCCCTCGGAAAATATAGTCCGGTGTGGACACCCCCTGCGGATTATTGACACGCGGAACTAGCCCAATTTCGCCGCCGAATTCCTTTTCAAGGAGTCCGGCAATTTCTTTTTCGTGCTCTGTGTGGTCAAGCACGACATTATGCCCGTCGACCTTGTATGTAACGCCGTTTGCAGTATACTCCTGCAAGTCCTGTACAGTGTGGCTGTTCGGAGTGGCCTCCGCGCGCCACTTTTCCGTTACGTCGGTGTATCTCGGCTGAAAGCCGGCGCTTTCTGCTGGTTCTGTGTTGGTCGGAGGTTCCACCCGCTCAACCGTTTTCGCTTTGCTGGCCGCAGCCTCGGATTTTGCGTCTGTATACAGAACCCTTGTCCGCTCCGGCTGCTCTGGCAGTCCTGCTGCCTTGCTGAAATCATGGTATTTCGTGTTCAGGCGGCGCAGCTTGGCTGCTGCGGCGGTCTCCTTGTCCTTTTGTCCGGATGCTTTATAGGCGTTTTTCAAACGCTTCTGTTTGCGAATCGACCGTTCGAGCCGTCTTTGCATTTGGGTCGCTTCGTATGCGGTATATTTCTTCCCGTCAAACTCGCAGCCGAGACCATCATCAATGTGTTCCAGCTGCTCCTCGGAATAGGTTGGCTCCATGACGCCCGGGATATAGGCGTGCTTATAGTGTCGGCAATTTGCGCCGGTCAAGCCGTCTACATAGCCGTAGCCGGTCGTCTCCACGAGATCCTTGTACTGTCCAAGCGGGTCAGTCTCCCCGTTCTCGCTTTTGTAATAAATGCGCCCCTGCCAATCCTTGTGGCTCGACCACGGGGACGGGCCGGGCTTGTCTCGTGCGCCGGAGTGGGCTGTGATCTCAAAATACCGGGTATCCAGATATTCCGACGACTGGTCGGAATACTTGTCGCAGATTTGCGCCACGCCCGTCATAACGGCCCGGCGGGCGGCCACGTCGATTTGATCTGTGTGTCCGCTCTCATAGTCTACGACTTTGATTCCGCTTTCTGCCAGCTGCTTGACGGCGTTGGCAATCGCCTGATTATAGCTGATCGCCCCGCTCTGAATTTGCAGCGTTGACGAATTTAGGGCCCACTGATATGCTTGCGCAGGCGGAAGCATTCTCTGGCCATTGTCCACTAAAAACCCCAAAGATTGCGTCAGATTTCGGAATTCTCCGAGCGTCTGCCTGCGGATCGCGTCGATATCGGAGGCGTCTACCAGCCGGTCAGGCTTCGTCACATCGGCCAGCGTAATAAGGTCGTTGTAATATCGCCGGTTGCGCTCCACAACATCGTCGAGCAGCTTGTTCAGTTTTTCTTCGCTGACGTCCGCTGTCTTCTGGATGGCCCTTTTGATCTTCTTGAGATCAATGCCGTGCGACCGCAGCGCCCGGATATCCTGCACCGTGACCTCGTTCAGCTGATCCGCAATTTTAAGCCGGGAACAAACCTCATCCAGCAGCGTATCTTCCAGCGTCCGGAACAGCTCTGCAAGCTCTTCCGGGATGGCGTCTAATAGTTCTGGGCTAAAAAGGGTACTTCATCCGCTCACCGCCCTTCTCCGTTTCACAATATCGTCGTAATGCGGCTTTACCCGTATCACGTTCCAGTCGCATTCTTCCGGCACTCTGCCGTAGAAGATCACCCATTCCGGGGATAGCCGTTTCATCATTTCTTCGTAGCCGCGCAGGAACAGGCGCTTGCTTTCAGCGTTTGCCTGCGTTCCCACCGAGGAAACCGCCACAACACCGCCGACAGGTTCACCGTCAAAGCACCAGTCATAACTATTCTCATCGCTCCATGAGATTGTCGGATAAACCGTCATGCCGTGAAGCTGCCAGTATGCTGCCAGCCAGTGCTTGCGGTAATGGTTGTATATCTGCATCGCAAGCGGCATATCTGTGTAGGTGGAGAAGTCAGGCGCGCACACCGCTGCAAACTGCAGCAGCTTAGGAATGTACTTGTCCGGTGTGTTCCAGTGGCGGATAAACTGATAATCGTCCACGAAGAAATGCACGATCTTTCTTACAGGTTCTTTCTCCGCATAGTGATAATTCACCGGGATAAATTCGCCGTGCGGATATATCTTAATTGGCTCTATCTGAGGAATTCCGTACTTCCCGACACCGGGAAATGCAAATTTATCGAGATTCTCAAAATTAATCATTTCTTCCCGTGGACAGCTATATTAAATGCTTTTTTCTGCCACTCTGGAGCTTCCTTTTTCATCGCCCCGCCCTTGCTTGCAATCTTCCTGTAACGATCATACACAACTCGCGCATAGAACGCTTTTTGTTTCTTTCCCTCTTTGCTATCTGCCTTTATGCCCATTTTGTACCCATCCAGCAGCTGCTGGTAAAAGCTATCCGGCATGATTTTGGCTATCTCGTATATTCGTGGGTTTATATCTATTTCGATTGTTTTATTTTGGGAATCATAAGAATAATATACCTTGTGCGATTCTTTCTCGTATACATCCTTGTATTCCGAATACGGCACCCTAATTCTTTGCTCCGTAGGGATAATTGCGCTGGAGTTTGCAGTCCCGCCGCCTCCACCGGCTCTTCCTCCTCCCACCGCGCCAGTTCCGCCTCTACCGCCCATTACTCTACCTCCTGTTGCTGTTCAGTTACCATGTCCTGCGCCCGCGGAAGCATTGCCTTTGCAGTCGCTTCGTCCTCGCCGTACCACTTTGCGCGGTATTCCCAGTGGTTCAGAATTCCATCAGCGAGGTCAAGCCGGTCGTTTGCCCGCTCTTGTTCCTTCTTCTCAGCGTCGTCAAGGACGGAATCGCCCCAACTGTAATCGGCGTTGTACGTCCCGGCAGGCGCGAGGTTATAGAGTGTTGCGTATGTATCGAGCGCATAGAGCAGGCTGTCAAACGTGTGTTCAAGCGCCGTCTGGATACTGTCAATTAGCACATATTTGCGCTGCTTGCTGTTGCGGATCTCCGTCGCGGTCTTCTCGACGGTCTGCGGATCGGAGATATCGCCATAGGCCAGCCCGACGTTGAACTCGATGCGGCGGAGCGTATTCTGGAACCCTCGGTAGATTGCTTCGTCGCGGATCTGCGGCTCGATGTACTGAAAGAATTCGCCGCTAGGGGAGAACGGTCCCAGTTCAAACATACGCTTGTTGAACATATCCGCAGTCGAACTCGTGCCATCCATCAGGACTTTGCGCTCGCTGGAGCGATATTCCCAGCGCAGGCGCTCCCACTGCTCATCGGCCTGCTTGATCAGCTGCACAGTAGCCGCGTCTCCGTAGACGGACATTCCGCAGGGGCTGTTTGCGTCCGTTGTGTTGGCCGCAGGCGGGCGGAAGTACGCGAAGAGCGGCCCGCTCATATTCTGGATCGTGATTTCCGGCTGAATGTCCGCCCATTCCGGGACGGCATTCAGGGGTGCTTCCGCGCCGACCGTGCCGGAGGCGTCGCTGTAATATGCTTTATTGCGGATCGTATAGGTCGTGCCGTCCAGCTCGTGCGATTCGAGGCGGATATAATACTTCCCGCCCACTTTCGCGGGCTTGTCCCGGAAGACGCCTCCGATGCAGCGCCCGGCAGGATCAAATTTCGTCGGCTGGAACGCCGCCGCGCCGGTCACGTCGACCAGCAGCTGCTCACCGTAGATATACGGCTTAAATGCCACGCCGCCGAGCGCAAGCCCCAGTTCTAAGGCGCTGTGAAAAATCTCTTCCGCCCGCTCAAAGCAGTCTTTCAGATAATCCGCACGGGCGCTGCCGGTGATGTTAGCCGTCAGCTCGGCCAGCGTCGGTCGCGCGATCTCCCGGCAGATCGCCGCCGGAAGCCCGACAGCAATGACATCGCACGTCTGCCAGGGTGGATTTCCAATAAACATCGCGTACCAGAGGCTTATATTCTGCTCCATCTTCGGGCTGACTGCCGGAGATACGCCGAATTCCCGCTCGGCTACCGCCTGCGGGAAAAGCATATTCCGGAACCACCCTCGAATGTTTGTCAAAAGGCTCATTTCTTGATTTCTCTCCTCAAAACGGTCATGCAAAAATAGCGGATACTATCGCACACGTGGTCGTTTTCTTTTATCACGCGGTCTTCGCCTGCGTCTTTGTCCCAGCTATAAAGACCAAATTCCCGAAACGCGTTTTTGCAACTCTCATGGAATTTGATTATGCCGCTTTTGATGCAGGCCCCCGTGAAGCGAATGCCGTCCAGCACGGCGTTGTTTGCTTTCCATACAGAAAACTTTCCGTGCCGCCGGATGCACTCGGCAAAGGACGCTGCCGATGGGTCGAGCACGACACGCTCAATGCGGTATCCGTCCGCGAATGCCTCTAAATCCTGATAATATTCTTCGTCGGTCTTCTGTCGCCCGCTCTCGCGTCCGCTATGGTAATATTCCTTCTCCATGACGGCCTTGCCGCCATATTCTCGCCACAATGCAAAGACGGTAGGGTTCTGTGTGCCGTAGTCCGATGAGATCCAGTACCGCCCCGGCCCGCCCCGCTCGCTTGTGACGTTGCGTTCGCGGTCGAACATCGGGTAAACCAGACCCTCGGCGATTCTCCAGAGGCCGAGAATGTAGCGGTCGTAATAAACCGTCCCTTCGTATTCTTTTTTCAGATTTTCTTTAAAAGATTCCGGCAGGAACGGATTGTCGTCTATTGTGTATGTCTGGCTGAAAATGTCCGCGTTGCTATCAAGGAATTTTTTCAGCCAGTGGTCAGGATATTGCGGATTGAACGTCCCATCAAAACAGGAGTATTCCTTATCAAGACGGCTTTTTAGCAGCGCGAAGACTTCTTCCGACCAGTCCGCGACCTCGTCGCCGTAGCAATATTTAATCGACGCGCCGCGGATCTTTGAAACCTGAGAAACCTTTTCCGCACCGAGGCAATAGCACTTTTCCCCGAAAATCCACGCTGTGTTGTCGCTGGAGATTGTTCCGACAAGCATATCGCCATACAGGTTCCGCATCGGCTCCAGCACATTTCGCTCAATCGTGGATTTTGTTACGCCGAGAATGACGGCCAGACCATCTTTCCCGATTCGCTCACGAATCCGGATCGGTATGATCCATCGAAAATCGAGGTAAGTCTTCCCGCTTCTGGTGGCTCCGCCCTTGAAGTTCCATCGATGCGTCCCGTATTTTACAAATTCACGTTGTTTCGGACTTAACAGCATCTTGGAACTCCTTCAGCATCGAATCAAGCTTCTCCATTGTCGTCCTGTTGCGGTCGGAAGCTGCTGCGTATCGCTTCATGAGACTGTCACCGGCTTTCAGCCGGTCGGACAGCGATGCGTCCATGCCGAACTGATCTTTGACCTCCCCGCGCATGACCGCAGTGTAAAATTTCAGAATTTCGTTGGAATCCGCGACCTGCGCAGCCTCTTGTTCGTCCAGCCTGCGCTTTATATACGCAGAAATAGCTGGTTTTGACAGGTTTTCTGCCGCAATCACTCTGCATGATGTTTCTTTGTACCCGGCCTTTTTCGCTGCTTCTGTCGCGTTCCCGGATTTCAGATATTCTTCGCAGAATCGTCTCTGCTTCGGCGTAAGCTTTTCATCCGCCATCGCTGTAAAGTCCGGCCAGCAGCTTCACCACATCCGCAATCTGGTACGTTTCCAGCAAAGTGACGTTCTTCGGCTTTTCATCAGGTCGATATTCGTAAACCATGTATTTCGTCACCATCCTGTCATTTTTCGCGGAATAGGTCTGCATTTGATTGATTTTTATTTTGATTCCGTTGTACAAGAGCGCTGTTTGCAGCTTGTGTGCAAGGGCGCGCAAACTCGCCATAGCCGCTCCTTTCTGCCTCATTCTTTCGTTCTCGTGTCTCCGTGTGTGAATAAATATATTTATTCACACCGGAGAACACGAGAACAGGAGGAGGAGGTTTCCGCAGAACGCTGCGGTGCCGATGAAGAAGAGCGTAGAGTTGATCTCTACGCCCTTATAGTAAATGTTAAATTTGGCTCTGGGACGCAGACTTTTTCATAAAAGCCCTCTTTTTTGCCCCACAAGGCGAATAAATTGCCTGTGCCACTCCTGCGCGGTGCGTTCGGACACATAAACCGCCATCGCAGCGCCCTGTAAGGTGTGCGTCCGCTTCCAAAGAACCAAGTCTATGAGCCGGAGTCGCTCCGCGCCGTCAACGAGCTGTTCCGTCTCCGCGATTGCATCCGCAACGGCAGCGCGCTCGGCCTTCGTCATCATCCCGCCGCCCTTATAGCTGCGGATCATCCATTTTGCATAGGCCCACCAGCCGTATCGCGGCGTGCTCATCAGTAATGTTGCCTCCCTTCACGTCTTGCACGGTTTGCGTCCCGCAGCGTCCGCATACAGCCCCGCGTGGACGCGCACCGCGTCATGTCTTTTAGGCGCTCCTGCTTGTATCTGTCCGCCTCCCGGCGGAATGCTATGTATCGGGTGCAGTCCGTGTGACAGCCGGTGTGCCTGTCCGCACAGCCCTTACACGGGGCCTGCACCGGTGTAAGCCCTAGATTTCCCTGCATTCGTCCACCCTCACACATACGCGCTTGCCGCCCACCTCGACGACATAGCCCGTCCGGTTTGTCCTGTATTTGTATTTCTCGGCAGGATACACCCGCCCGCAGACAGGCCGCATTTCCGGGTATACCGGGATTGATCGTGTAATCAGGATCCGCGCGCGCTCCGCCCGGCCCATCACAGCGTCCCTATGTGCCGTCCAGGCGCACGCCTCGCTGCAAAAATTGTATTTTGCCTTGTACTTCGACGGTGCGCGCATAAACGTTTTCCCGCAGGCATCGCACGTCAGCTGCATCGGCGGTCTTGGTGGCTTTCGCTGCGTCTTGCTCATGGCCTCCACCCGGAAATCCATTTTGCCTTCTCCCATTCCGTCAGCGTGCAAAACTTGATATAATCCGGCAGATCCGAATTGAGAATCGCTTCTCTTATCAAAAGCGAAACAAACACGGCAGCCGCAAATAAAAGCAGCATTTCAACGAATTTTTTCACTTACAGCTTTACCCCCCTTATGTACTTATCAAAATACGTTGTTGCTACCGCCATAGCCGCCCACATGTCCGCGGAGAAACCGTAAAAGAAACCGGGGTTCTTCTTTGTTCCCTTGCCGTAGTTCGGCTGACCGGGCGCGTAGCGGTCGACGAGGGCTTGTCTAATGTTTGCATCCTTCGCCGACGCTCTGCCGCATAAGTAAAGCTTCTCTTCCCGGCGGAAGATCTTCTGTATCTGGTACCCCTTCCGGTAAAGCTCGGCATATTCCCAGAACCGTCCAATCCAGAAGCAGGTGTCAAACACCTCTTGACCGACTGGCATTCCCATACCGGCAACCATTTCGATTGCCAAGTGCTGATACTCCCGGCAGAGAACGGGGAATATCTCCCCGTTCGGAACTTTCCCAACGTCCAGCACCTTCCGGATTTCCTGCCCGTCGTGCTCTACGAGGACATACCCTGATTCCATATTCCCCGGGTCAATCGCCAGAATTGTTCCCATCTTTTTCCTCCTTTTTCGCAAGGGCTCCGGCATAGTACAGCTTGCAACGGTTTATCTCAATCCACTGCCATGCATCGTCTTTGTAAATCAAAAACAAATTTGCATACGAGTCGACGGCATACACCGTAAAAATACCGCCGGATAAAAGCTCAATCTGAAACATTGTCGTCACCTCCTCCCCTCCGTTCTCCGTAGCTGCAAAAATCGTCAGGTTTCGGTGCGTCCTCTGGGGTAATCCGAACGACATGAAACATCTTGCAGCCATACCACTCTCCACCGTTGTTGTCCGCAAACCACTTGCAATTTTTGCACCGCGTCACGATCACGGCATCGTCTACGGTCGGCACCCTGTCAATCAGCGTGCATGTATTGTCGTCTTGAAGGTCCGAACAGCACCCGCAGTCTCCCACGCATTGCTCTTTATTCAGCTTTTTGGCTTCGTCGGCGTCAATCAGTCGCATCGCCGTTCCCTCCATCCATCTTCGCCCCGCAGTTGGGGCAGTATTTGTAATTCAGCAAGCTCACGTCATCGTCCGTTTCAAAGCACCACTCTTCGCTGCAAAGGGAGCACTGAATTGTCGTGAGGCTATTCCAGTCATCATCTGCTCGCAGCCACTGCCCATGCACCACCTCCGCAACGTCGGAGGTAGGCTGACGCAGCAGGAGCGTTTTCACCCGCTGAGGTGTCCAGCGCGGATTTTCCGCGTTGCAGGATTCAAAGTCTTTCAGCGCCTCGGTTCTGCTGATATATTCGTCAGGCATCTTCGTCATCTCCAAAGTGCTCGTCGTATTCTTCCGGCGTGATAAACTGAATATCGTCACCGGTATAGCCAAGACCGTCAAGGCACATCAGCTCTATCAGCTTATCTTTATTGATACACTTGCACAGATCTTCATACGGGATCGTGTTTTCTGATTCGAAGCTCATCTGCGCTCCGAACTCTCCTCGGACGGTAAAGCACACTCTGTTTTTAATCATCCTTCTTACCCTCCCTTTCTTCCAGCGCCTTTTCGGCCTCCTCGCGGGTGAGAAATACGGTCTTGCCAAATCCGTTTAGCGCTACGCCATACTCCCGCCCTCTGGCGCCTATTGGCTCAAGGCCAATAAAGCCGATTTCATTGCCCATACCAATCTGCGTGACCTCGCACTCGCTTATATGCTTATCCATGTCCATCAAGGCAAACACCCGCTGGCCCACCTTGCACGGCAGCACCACCACGCGCCCGTCCTTGTCGGCCTCGGCAAGCTCTACGAGCCTGCTGATTGGCGTATTTTTGAGCGTTTCGAGATCAACCATGTGCTTTGCACATAGCGCAAGCTTAACCGTTTCCACTGCTTCCGGTTCAAGTCCCGTATCCTCGTAGGCTTTCAGCCGTCCGTACAGATCGCGGGCCATCTTGCGGAAAATATCCTTGCCAAAGCCGTTGCTCGTTGGGCCGTTGATCAGCACGTTGAGCGTGCTGTCCCGGCTCTGCTTCCAGTCGATTTCCTTGCCGCCGATCGTGGCGTGCAGAAATCGGTCGGTGCCCGGGTCTACGTTGATATTAGGTCTTGTTAATCGTTCCATAGTTCTTCCTCCACATACCGCCAGCTCTGCGGCGGGCGGGTTATAGGCACTGGCTCCCAGCCGAATCTCGTCTCCCGCAGTCCGGTAAACTCCCACAGATCGCGCGGGTGATCGTAAATTTTGAGGTTGGAAATGTGCCATCCGTAGCCGACGCCGCCGTCCAGATACTTCTCCAGCTCGTCTTTTGTCAGGCAGGCATCCGCAAGAAGCGTATCAAGTGGTGTGCAGTCCATGTTCCAATCGCAGATGCAATATTTCGGCGGTTCACAGCTTCCTCCTACTCTGACGATCCTTTCAAAAATGTTGTCGCATACAAACTCGCCGATGACGCCGCCCTGAACCGAACGGTAAATGTAGCACTTAAACGGTGGGTTCATCTTCGGGCGCGTCTTGCGCACCTCAATGGTCTTCTGCCCGCTCATGATCTTCTGGGACCACATCGGGCGGATGCTGATCAGTACAGCTTTACTCATGCCTTGTCTCCTTCCTCCGGCGCTTCCGGCAGCGGCATCCAGTGGGTAACTCCACAGTCTACCGGATTGTTGTACACATCGTCCGGATTAAACTGTCTGTTCTCCCACCAACCCTCCGGGATGTAGTAATCATCCGCCTCCTCGTCGTACAGGCCATAGCAGTAGATGTCGCTCCAGTTCCACGCACTGTCCTGCGTCAGTAACTTCCCGTCCTCGTAGATAGCCGGTGTCACGAAAATGTATCCGTTTCGATTGCAAACTGCCAAAACATCTGTCTCGGGTTCCGGCATCCGCTCCGTCACCGGAATCCACCGCTGCTTCTCCCGCAGCGCCGCGTTCTCGGCGGTCAGGCGCTCGATTGCGTTAGCAGCCGCAAACTCGATGTATTCCCGCCGATTTTGGGTTTCTCCGGCCTTGCAGTTTTCGCATGCGTCGTCGTGTCCAAGCCCCTTCGCGCAGCACCGCAGTGCCTGCACGATTTCCTTTCCTGTCATAGCGCGTCCTCCTCCATTCCTCCCCACTGTTCCGCCATTGCCTTTGCGATTCCGGGGAATGTTTTACTTCGAATCTTCGCTCTATCCTTTCCAGGAGAAAGCCAAAGCAGTCTCTCTCGTTCGCATTTTGGTTTTTCCAGGAACTCCTTTTTTACGTTTTCCGTTTCTTCCAGCATGGGAAGCCCTTTTAGCCACAGGCAAGTGCTTTTCTCTTCTGGATGCCCAAACTGCCACGGGTGGATAACCTGGTCTGCCTTTCTGTACAGCGTAGACATTACGCTCACAGGATTTTCCACCGCTATTTTCGGCACATCGCCCTCGACAAACCGCATGAAAAACGCTGCCGCTTCATATCTCAGGCTTAGTGGTTTCTTCCCTTCCGCAAACCATCTCGCGCCAGAAACAGACAAATGTGTGCATGGCGGATGTGCAATCAGCAAATCCCACTTCCCGACGTCATGTTTAACACCGTCCATCGTGGTAATGATTCCGCCATTGATGGCTTTTAGCGCATCGCCGAGGATATGCCACTCCGGATGCCCGCCGGACGGCTCCTGTATATCGCAGGAGTACGCCTCATGTCCAAGCGCACGGAACGCCTTGCAGACTTCCTGCGATTCCTCGCAGGCTACGAGAACCTTCACTTTTCATCCCTCCTTGTTTTCGGCAAGCATTCGCTCGACCGCCTCCAGCTGGAACGCATCAAGTTCGTCCCCGTGGCGCTGCACGCCTTGCTGCAATCGGGCAGCGCCCTTTGACACCGGCCCCATCACCCTGTCCACAGCCGCACGTTCCAGCGGATTCAGATCATCATTGTGTCCCTGCACGCCGTAGCCGGGCTTTGCAGCGCGGCCAAGCGCCGCAGGGCGTGTGCTGGCCTCTTTCAACCAGTCAAACACGATCCCCTTGTAATTTGCGGCCATAGAGCGGGTTATCACGTCGATCATTGCAGCCTCGCCGTATTCCTCCGCAGCCTTTGTGATCTGCGTAACAAGGCTTTGCAGGCCGACAGGCTTATACTCCTCCCGTCGTTCTCCCTTGTATGCCACCCATTTCTCAACGGATTCGCGCAGCGTGGGGGGTAGGGGGGAAAGAATACTGTCCTTGTCCTTTTCCTTTGTCCTTTTCCTTTGTCCATAGCTTTTTTTGCTTTCCTCGGAAAGCATTTGCTTTTTTTGCTTTTCGTTGCTTTCGTCAAAAGCGTTTGCTTTTTCGGATTCAGGCCGACCGCCCTGCTTTCCTGCCTCGCTTCTGGACGCGGAGATGGCTTTTTGAGCCGCTACGGATTCGTCAATGTCCCGTCGAATCGCAGGCCAAATGAAACGCTCACTCCCGCTGAACTCTGGCTCTGCTCCCGACTCGCGATAATCCATCGCGGCCAGCACCAAGCGCCCCACCTCAGCGGCACTGTACGCCTCGAAATAGCTCCTGTAACTCAGCCACAGCTTGACGTATTCCTTTTTATCTCCCATCCGTCAGCCCTCAGAACGGCAGGTCGTCGTCGCCGATCTCCATCTGCGGCATATCCGGCGCAGAGAACGGAACCGGCGTTGTGCTCGGCAGCGGCTTGAACTCCGAAGAGGCCGGTGCAGCGGCAGAAGCATTCTGCCCGTCCCGCTTGCTGTCGCCGAAATAAACGCTTTCTGCGACGATCTCCGCCGTCTTGCGCTTATTCCCTTCTTTATCCTCCCAGTTGCGGATCTGCAAACGGCCAGACACGACGGCCATCCGGCCCTTGGAGAAATACTTGCTGACGAACTCAGCCGTGCCGCGCCATGCGACGACATCCACGAAGTCCGTTTCCTTCTCCGCGCCCTGCGCCGCGAAATCGCGGTCGCAGGCAAGCGTGAAGGATGCAACAGAATTTCCGCTTTGCGTCTGCCGAAGCTCCGGGTCACGGGTCAGGCGGCCCATCAGGACGATTTTATTCAGCATTTGCGTTGCCCTCCATGACCTCACCTGTAGTCTGGTCAACAGGCATATTGTCTACCATTTCCGCATCTGCGACAACAGTAGGAACGCTGAACATATCGTCGCTGATCTCCGTCTTGATCGTGCTGTCCTGCGCAATCTGCCGAACAAATTCAGACTTCATCGGCGCGTATTTCAGAACTTTTTTCAGAACGGTCTTCTTTGCCATCTCTTCAAAGTTGGTCTGCCACGGGCCGGAGCCGTATGCCTTGCTGTACTTCTGCGCATGGGCGCGAACATCGTCCAGCGTCATGATCTCGAAGCCGTAGCCGCCGTCCTTTGTCTTGAACATCGCCCAAACGTTCACCGGGTCGCCGCGATCTCCGTTCAGCTTCGGGATAAATTTCAGGCTGCATTCTGTGCCATACTCGGCAATCAGCGTATCGTTTGAGTGTCCGACTTGCGCCTGGATCGTCTGGATCTCGCCGGAGCGGTATGCAAGGTCGATCATGCCCTTATAGCCAAGCTGGAACTGGCATTCCAGACGGTTCTGCTTCCCGTTCCAATACGGGATCAAGTATGCCTGCCCAAGCGGCGTGTTCGGCTCCAAGCCAAGCTGTGCGGCGGTCATCATCGCGCCAAGGAAAGATTGCGGTGTACACTGCGCCAGCTTCGGATTCGTGGAAAGCGCGGAAAGCGTGATCCGCGTGAACCGCTCCGGCGTCATAACGGAGGGAAGCGCTTTCTTGATCTCGCCCTCCATCTGCTTGATATACTGCTGCATTGTCGGATTTCCGCCGTTCTGTGCCTTCATAGCCGTCTGTGCGGTTGCCTGCTGGATTTTGTTCATGATTCTTCCTCCTGTTTCATTTCTGTAATTTTGAATGGCCGGGCCTGCACCGTTTTATAAAACGGTGCCAAATCGATATCCGGGTATGCCTCTTTAAAGGCTTTGGGCTGGAACGTCTGCCTGCTTTGCTGCTTCCAAGAGACGTTGTAGCCGTTGCAGGCGGCCCGCTCTGCCGTACCCATATCGAGCTTGATCGTGTTTTCAATCTCGCGGCTGCGCTCCGCCAGTGCCGCCGCCTGACGTTTGATCTGCATATACTCAGCCAGCAGCTGTTCGCGTCCGAACAAATCAAGCTGTTCGCCGTTGCTGTCGGCATAAACCGTGCTGATCGCGTCCGTCGTCGCCTCCGAACCGTCCGGTGTAGGCGGGGTATCTTCCTCGACGCATCGCCAGAAAAGCTTCTCCGCCTCCATCAGCGCGGAGATTTCCGCCTCATCGCGCTCGAGCGTGTATGTAAAGAATCCGCGCCCGAAGACGAGAACCGCCAAATACCAACGGTCAAGGCCTGTGACGGCCAGATAATGAACACACTGTGCATAGTAGCGTTCCGGGAAATCCACACCGTTGAACTGCCGAATGTCAAGCGTCGAGGTTGTCTTGCATTCCAGCCCTGCATTTTCGCTGGAAATTCGCCTATCAATGTCTGCGTGCGCCCACGGATACGCGGGATTCCGAATGATGTAGTTGCAGCGCCGCACCTTTTTCCCGGACGCTTCTTCAAAGCGCTTCGCGACATACTCCTCGAGATCTCTGCCGATCCGCATAGCCTCTGTGTCTTCCTTTTCCGGGAGACGCCCAGTCTTATCCATCCATACTGTATACGGGCTTGCAAAGCGGCTCATTCCGATAACAGCCGCCGCGTCACTCCCGCCAATGGACTTTCTGCGTTCCTCAAGCCATTCTTCGCGGCTCATCTTCACAGTGGAGATTGTATCAAGCATTTACTCTACCTCCACAAATTCGCCGCTTTTCAGCTGGTACCATGTTCCAGCCTTGATCTTTTCTCCATCGACAATGGCTGCCTTTACAGCGATGATCGGATACGTCTCTCCGCCCCATTCGCCTCGCTCGACGCAGCAGATTGCGCAGCCAAGCGCGCCCATTGCTTTACATTCGAGGCCGGCCGCGAGCGCCACACCGGCTTTCCCTGTGGCGGAGGCTGCGCCCTGATCGCCTGTGGCGGAGGCTGCGCCCTGATAGCCTGTGGCGGAGGCTGCGCCCAGATCGCCTGTGGCGGAGGCTGCGCCCCGATTGCCTGTGGCGGAGGCTGCGCCCAGATTGCCTGTGGCGGAGGCTGCGCCCCGATTGCCTG